ATCTGCAAAATCATGGTCCGGGGCCCAAACCATTCCAGATTCAAATATAGGTGCAACACTGTTCATTCTAGCTATTTTATCCTGGCCTCTGCTTGGACTGTATGCCGTAACAGGTATGCCCATGCGCCTCAATTCGTGTGTCAAAGGTGTTCCAGATGCCTTGGCCTCAATTAACACACAGTCTGGGTTCCAATATCTGTACTCTTCCATGGCCATTCTTTTGAGCTCTGGGAAATCGACACGGACCCTTTTGGCATCTAAAAGCATAATTGCATCTGCGGTTTCATCACCGGCATTAAATATTGCCCAGGTAGTTATAGCCGAGTAATCAGCGGTTTCTTTTTTTGAAAAAGCCGTGTCATAACTTTGTATTACATAAGAGTATGGAGGTATATCTTCATGTTCCCATCTCTGCCACCACTCTCTTTTTACTATGGATCCCTCTTCTGCGGTTGGGTTTTGCATCCACTGCGAGTTCCATTTTGATACTGGCAAAGATGCTTTTACGCCTAAAAGTTCTTCTTTTTTCCAAAACTCTGGCCATAAAGGCAGCTCTGACTCTGGCATAATTGCAGGAAACTCAACCACCTCCCACTGGTCAGCATTATCATCGCCTTGTTTTTTTAATACTTTGCCAACCAGGTCTTTGGTAGACCACCTGGTCATAACAATCACGATAATGCCTCCTGGCTGTAAACGCTGTCTAGGACCAGAGGTATACCATTCATAAGCAGATTCTAAAGATTTCGGCGATAGTGCGTCTTGTTCTGAGTGTGGGTCATCAATCACTAAAAGATCCGCACCACGACCTGTAATAGCACCACCGACACCAGCAGCAAAGAACTCACCTTCCTGGTTACTTGTCCATCTTCCTGCTGATTTGTTATCTGCTTGCAGCTGTAGATCCGGAAAAATATGTTGATATTCTTCGCTGTCAATAATATTTCTTACTTTACGACCGAACCTAACTGCTAGTTCAGCGGTATGCGTGGTTTGTATTATTTTTAGATTGCCTCTGCGGCCCATCATCCAAGCAGGAAAATATGTTGAGGCAAATTCTGACTTAGAGTGCCTGGGTGGCAAACAAACAATTAGCCTTTTAAGTTTACCGTCTGCAATTTTATTAAATTTCTCTGCAATAATTTTATGATGACGGCCTTCTATAAACTCCGGCCACATGTGTTTTACAAAACCAATAAAATCTTTTTGACAGGAATCTTGTTTATCTAATTGATCGTACCTGTGCAACAAAGCTACGGCCTCGGCTTTGTCTTGCTCGGATAATATATCGAAATCTTTTAAAGAAACTTCATTCATTTTTATAAAGTCGGGCCAGGCAACCAGGTAGTGACATAGTAGCTACCCAACCCTAAACGCGACATGCGTTTAAGGAAAGTATAATTGAATAAACACTGTTGACAAAATAATAAGCAATGTAAAAACTACCATGGGCAAATACCTAAACCTCATGCCAGTTTGGATTTCCTTCAAATAACATGGATTCTGCTAACCTGCGTCTTTCTAGGCCTGGCAAAACTTTACCGTTTGCCTTATTCCAGCGGCGCATTTGTTGTGGGACTTCTTGCATTTTACCCTCGTTTAAAACACGAAGGAGCGTAGAGCTGCGAAGGTTGGTTGGCCCAAGATTGTAAGTCCAGGCAACCATAGCGTCTAGTTGATTTTGGTCCAGAGGTTGCGTTACAGCGTCAAGAACATATCCAGTATATTCTTCAAGCTCTTCTTCAAGCCAGGCATCCGCTTGTTCTTGCGTGCAAGTATCACCCATTTTTACATTCTTGGTTCTGCCAAAAGCTATAGTAGGCACTCCCGCGCTGCACAGATATGCCTCTAGCTCACACCCTTCAAATTTTTTAATTAAGGCTTTGCCTTCTTCTGATATATTCATTCTTCTTCCCCTGTTGTTGTTACTTTTCTGTAGTAAACCACTACATCCTTAAGTTCGGTAATGTATCTTTTTATCTCTTGCATGTTATATGCCATAACCTCGTAATCTGGTATCGTCATGGCCAAGAAAACTAATTCACCCTCTTGGTTCTCGATTCTTGCTAATTGTTCTTCCCAATTATCTGGTGTTACTGCTATCCATTGCAATTCCTTGAGATCTATTTCTCTGGGCATGATCGGCTGCACAATTTTTTTCTGTAAAGGTTTTGCAGTAACTTGTATTTGTTTAGTTGGAAGTAGGCTGCAACTGCAAGCCACTATCAAGACCATCAATAGTGCTACTGATTTGCTCGATGTTTTCCATGATATGTTTTGTACCATTATTTATTTTCCTTTCCATTTCTACTGGGTCAGCTAATATTTTAGACGCTAATTCATAGTTTTGTATGAACTGAGTATATCTGCTTAATTCTCTTTGCGCGGCCTGGCTTTTAACCGTTAGATCTTGTAATTGTTGGGTTTGTAACTCAAAGTCAGCTTGCATTGATTTGATTGCCTCTTCTTGGGTAGCAACAGCTCCCTCAAGAGATGCGTTGTTTGCCTGGAGTATTTGATTTTGACTGTAAAAGTAATAGGTAGCAAAACCAAGAGCTAATATAATGCCTATTAATATTTGCTGCATTAGTCTTCTGCCTTGTCCATGCACTTAGACCATTCATCTCTTTTAACTTCTTCCGGATAATTTGTGTAGAACAAACCTTTGCAAACCTCAAATTGTGCACGCCAAGCTGCCGGGTCGTATCTATCATTCCACTCTTTTTGCACCGGTGTAGATGCACAGGCAGTAAGGGCCACACTTACTAATAAAATACGCATTATCCGCTTAGTGGATTATCGTCTTTCTTTTCTAGCTTAGTTTCTAATTTCTCAAGGTTGTTATTGAGACTTTGTAAGTCAGCTATAATTGTGGCTATATCTGTTTTAATTTCTGTAACATCTGGAACTTGGATATTGTCAATTTCTTTTTCTAAAAATTGTACAGATGTTTCTATAGACGCAAAGCGCTCTTCAATGATTTGTACGTTATCTTCTGCCTCGCTGATACCACCTATTTTAGATTCTAAGTTTTCTAATCTATTGACGTACTCGGCTCCCGTGTAGCCGAACCCAGCCAGCGTACCCACGATTCCAACAAGGGCGATTATTTGTGTAGTTTTGCTTTGAAACCAATCCATTTTTACCTCCAAAGGTTAGGTTGGTCCTCAATCATCTGGCCCAAACCTTTTAAATTTTCATTTACCAGGCCAAAAAAAGCCTCGGTATTGTCATCTAGTGTAGCAGAAGTATAAATATTTGCACTAATATACCAATCTGTACTGTCTACCATAGTAACTTGTTCATATGAATTAAATCCTGGTACATATCCAATTAAAGCAACAAGAGTGCTTTCGTCACCGTATTGGCCAGTGTTTTCTTGTTCTTGTTCTATTTCCTCTTGTTGCGCCTCTATGTTTGCAGCAATAATTTTATCTGCTATTTGATCGGCCTCCGATGCAGTCATCACTCCAGATGACGCAGTATCAATTTGTCCCTGGACATTAGAAACCTGGACATCTGCAACAGCCGAAGATGCCTGGTTATCGAAAGTGGGTAAAGGCACAATAGACACAGATATACCGCTGGATCCACCCACGCTGTCCGACATTGATAAAACTTGATTGGTTTGTGCGCTTGCACTCGCAAATTGATCTGAGGCGCTAGGAGAGCTCGTAGTGCTTATACCGCCCGATGATGATGAGCTGGCTCCTGTGCTTGTGTTTGTTGCGCTTGATTGATTGCTAGAACCAGAGTTTTGTGTTGCTCCAGCGCCTCCAGAATAGCTGTTAGCAGCTGTTTGCACTCCAGCTCTCACTACTTCTAACGCAGTGACCATAAGCCTATTTTTGCCAGTAGGTGAATCGCTTTCAACTGCTGCAAACTCTTCTTCTACCTCATCTAGTATTTCTTCCCTAGCCTCTTCTTCGCGTTCTGCAATGCGCTCCTCTTCCATTATTTCTTGTCGCTCTTCTATTTCCTCAAAAATTTCCTCAACAGCCTCTTCTTCAAATATAGGCTCTCTAAACTCTTCTTCTGGTTCACGATCTGCAAGCACCTCTTCGTGTCTTTCTTCGTGATGCTCGTTGGTTTCTTCTTCAAACCATTCTTCTAATTCTTCTATGCTATTAAATTCAATAAATGTTTCTGGCTCACTGTAATCCTCAACCAAAAATGTTTCTTGAAATGTAAACTCTTCTAACAGCACCTCGTCTTGGTGAAAAGGCTCGTCATGGCGTGGGCCAAAGTCATCAACAAAAGGCAACGGATCTGGGTCATAAAAAATAATTATTTCTTCAACCATAGGTTCTTGAAAATAATCGTTTGGGTTGTCACCAAAATCTTCAAAAGGCGGAAAAATATCATCTTCAAATATTTCTATGACTGTAAACTGATCTTCAAATCCTTGGTTATCATGGTGGTGGTGTTCATCTATAAATATACCTGTAGCAAACTGCTCTTGCTCATCTATGAAACCGTAGTTG